AACCATCAGCGCATTGATCTATCAAATGGTCAAGCAAGGGATGATCCGCAAAGACGAGAAGACCAAACGCGTGTATGCCGCGCAGAACGCGTACACCCCGATCAAAACAAACCAACGCACCACCAAGCGTAAGTACGCACGCAAAGAGAAAGCAGGGTTAGCTGCTTTGCCGCGCGCTATGCCCACGGTGGAGAAATCAACACCGCATCCGACCATGCTGACTGCTGACTACGTCATGAAGAACATCAGTCTGGCTGAAGCCAAAGCGTTGTTCGATCAACTCAATGGATTCTTTGGATGAAAGTTAAAGGAGGTCAGAAACCTGCTCGACGTGTTGATGCCTACTTGTTTGCGAAGACATGGAAATTGTTTGAAGCAGGCAGGGAAGTATCAGCACACGAACTGGCAGACATCATCGACGTTTCGATGAGAACTTCTTGGTTGTGGCTAAGAACTTTGCATGAGATGCGGTGTATCCACATTGTCGGCTGGAAGAAAGACACGATGGGCAGAGACCAAACCCCGATCTACGCAGGTGGTGACGGGTTTGATAAACCCAAACAAGTCCAGACGCTAGCAGACAGACGCCGTAAGTATCAAGAGAAAATGAGACGTTTAAAGGAGAAGTAAAGATGGCTATTAAAGAAAAAGATACAGTTGTAATTCACCCCGCCAATATTCAACGTGCGGTTATTTCAATCAAAGGCACTGCTCCACTTGTGCAAAACAAGTTCAGTAAAAAAGCCAAAGACAAGATGATGGAGGACATGGCAAAAACAAAAGCGCAGAAAGGAAAGAAGACAGACCGCGATCCGCGCAACTACGATGCGGACTTTGAGAACGCACAACACATGAGCGTAGCTGGATGGAATGGAGTGCCTTGTCCCGCGTTTCGTTCAGCCATGATTCGTGCTTGTAGTCTTATCAAAGGCGTGACCATGACAGACGCACGTATGGCTGTGTTTGTTCTGGCTGACGGCTTCGACAAAGATGATGGCACGCCGCTTGTGAAACTCAAGGCAGCAAAGCCTGAGCGGCTTGAGAGCTTGGTCCGACTGCAAGGTATGGGTAATCCTGCCGATGTGCGGATTCGTCCGATGTGGCGTGAGTGGGAAGCCGATCTAACTGTTGAGTTCGATGCCGACACCATCACCGCAGAGTCTGTTGTTAACTTGTTAGATAGAGCAGGTCGTCAAGTTGGTGTTGGCGAAGGGCGACCATTCAGTAAGAGTTCCAACGGTCAAGGTTGGGGCACGTTTTCAGTAGTAGCACATTCTTTTGAGGAGACTGCAAATGGCTAAAGCATCCAGTACAGATGTCCGAACTGCGCAGATACACGCAGAGCTATTAAACATAGCGGCGGCGAATGGAGGTAATCTGATACCCGCTCACGTAGTAACAGCGGCTAAAAACCCTAGCTCAGTTCTGCACCGTGAGTTTGAGTGGGATGATGACGAGGCGTCACATCTCTATCGCATAGCTCAAGCGGGTGCGTTAATACGCCGAGTCAAACTGCACATTGTGCAAGTCGGTGGGAACGCAAGGAAGATTAACATTAACGTTACTCGTGCGTATCAAAGCCTACCATCCAGTCGCAAAACTGGTAAAGGGTACGACAGCATTGAGGACATAATGAACACCCCCGCAAAGCGCAAAGAAATGCTTGAGGGTGTTGAGAAGGAGTTACTGGCGTATCAGAAACGGTACTCAAACCTTGTTGAACTGCAAGATGTTTGGGATGCTATTGAACTGTGTGTCATTAAGAAAGCCACCGCAATCTAACTCTGACTTGGCAGGCGCGGAGTCGCAAGGCTTTGTATGGCAAGGCGAGTTCTGGAGAGGCACGGCAGGTTTGGCAAGGCATGGCGAGGACAGGCTAGGCACGGCATGGCAGGTTAGGCCCGGCACGGACAGGCGAGGCACGGAGAGGCTGGGCGCGGCAAGGCAGGTAAGGCACGGCACGGTCTGGTATGGTAACGCGCGGTAGGGCTCTGTAAGGCATGGCAGGCACGGAATTTTTTAAAGGAGAAAGTATGAAAACAGTATTGAAACCTAAGACCCAGTGGGATAGCTGGAAAGAAGAGCTAGTCGTTGCGGCGAAGCGCACATTCAAACCGATGGAGGGCAGCTACCACCCACACGAACTGAGCGCCCCCGCAGTACGACTCGGCGCAGATGATCACATGAAGTACCCAAGCCGTAACGGCAACACGTTACGGTATCGTGATGGAAGAGAAGAAAGGTTTAATAAGTGAGAGCATTTTTCCCCTGCCCTGAATGTGGCAAAGCGTCCAAAGTCGCTGAAACAATTAAACGTGTAAGCGATGACGGACGCGACTGGAAGTACCGACGGTATCACTGCGCAGGAGGACACATGTTCTCTACCGCAGAGCAATCATACGAAGCGGTGCAAGGACGCAAACCTAACTTGACGCAAAAGGAGATTCAACATGAGACTACCAACGAACATTCAGAAAGAGTTTAGTACAACCAACAAGGAAGTAAGAAGGGTTATGGCAAACACACCGCCAGAACCAGAAGTATTAACAACCAAAGAACCGATCGACTGGCGTGCTGAATTTCAGGACGATTGGGATTATCACGGTATCATTTACACAATCGGCAAGACGCTAGCTTGGGTGCTGGTTTTGGCGTTTATGTTTGGTGTTATCTACGGCATGCTTATAACGGAGCAGATATGAAAGCGTTTAAACCAACTCAAGAGCAGATTGATTCTGTGACACGTAAGCTGGACATTGTCATGAACTTGGCAGGCGAAGGCGATGAACAGATCAACGTGCTTGTGCATGCGTTAGCTAACGCAGTCATTAACCAAGAGTTAGAAATGGCAAGCGCCATCAACGCGCTGACAGCCGTTTATATTTCAGGTATGGATGCACGTTACTCAACAGAGGAGGACGACTATGACGAGTGAAGAAGAACGTGAACTCGACCTACAACTAGGAGACATGATCCGTGAAAACCACATACTCAAACAACGGCTCGAAGCAGCAGTCACAGAAGCGCTACGACTCCGACATAAACTCGAGCACATTTACGCCCTCAGCCACTTGGCCCTTTCCGAAGACGTTACCGAGCGAGAAGGAAGTACAGCGCCGGTTACGCATGCAGACAAAGCGGCGTATTGAGGATATGGATGAAGCGCCATTTTAAGGAAAGTAGTATGGACGGTTTCAACGGAACAAGTGCTGACGACTTACAGTACGGCGGCACACACTACAAAGACATGCCCATCCAACCGTGGGCTGTGATGGAATCGGTGTTGACCCGCGAGGAATTCATTGGGTTCCTAAAAGGCAACATCATCAAATACAGTTTGCGTCACGGCAGGAAAGATAGTCCTGACGCAGACAAAGCTCTGCACTACATGCAGAAGCTGAAAGAAACGTCCGGCTCAGGGTGGTGAGCCAGATTGGTCAGCGTGTGGATCGACATAGGCCTTGTAGATGCTCCACACACGCTGAATGAAGTTACTGTGCCACCAAGGTACTCGTGCCTCATGCAGCAGCAACTCGATCTCCACACGGCGAAGCGGGAGGGCGCCGAATCTACATTTCCCTCCCACCCCTTAACTTGTTAACAGGAGAACAATCATGGCGTCAACGCCGGAAGCACTGGTCAAGAAACAGATCAGGAAAATTTTAGATACAACAGCCACGTACTACGCCATGCCCATCGGCACAGGCTACGGCAACAGCGGGGTGCCAGACTTCCTTTGTTGTAGGAACGGTCATTTCTTAGCCATAGAAGCCAAAGCAGGCAAAGGCAAAACAACCGCGCTACAAGATGCACACCTCGAGCGTATCAAAGCCGCAGGCGGCACAGCCGTCGTTATCAACGAGCAGAACATCAAAGAGCTGCCTGACATACTGGACAAGTTATGAAAATGTTTGAGATCATCGAGCGATCAATAGCGAACTTTGACTCGCTGTCGGAAGACGACAAAGAACGCTTCGCTGGTATGTGTGCCATCTTAGCCGCGTGCATAACCGAGCACCAAAAAGCTGTGTGGTTGATCGACCGAGAAGACACGGTGTCTGTAATGGCAGTCAATGCCAACGAACTAGAAATAGCGCAGCTCATTGGCGAGGGCTACGAGCTATTCAACTGCGCCGTGATGGAAGACGCGCCACCAAAGGAGATGATGAATTGAGTAAGTTATTTGACCAAATCATAACTGTTGACTTCGAGACGTACTGGGATAGCAAGTCCTTTACGTTGAGCAAGATAACTACGGAGGAGTACATACGCGATGAAAAATTTAGAGACTTCGGAGCTTGCTTCCATGTATACGGAAGCGACGAACCAATTGAATGGGTTAGAGGATGCGACATACCTGAGTACGTTTCTGGAATCGATTGGGGACGAACCGCAGTGCTTGCGCACAATGCACAATTCGATGTTTCAATACTGGGATGGCGGTATGGCGTATCCCCGGCATTCATATTCGATACCCTATCAATGGCGCGAGCTTTACGCGGTGTGGAGGTTGGCAACTCCCTCGCGAAATTGGCAGAAGATTTCGGACTGCCCGCTAAAGGCAAAGCCGTTTATTCGACTAATGGGCTTGCCGACATTTCTCCAGAGATGGAAAGAGAGCTCGCTGAGTACTGCAAACATGATGTGTATTTGTGTGAAGAAATCTTCACGCGTTTATCGGTGGGGTACCCTAGATCGGAGCTACGACTGATCGACATGACGCTCAAGATGTACACCGAGCCCATGCTTAAGTTGGATAGTGCAATGCTTGAGCAGGCGCTGGTTGATGAGAAGGCACGCCGTGAGGGTTTACTGCAACGTCTTGGTGTAGAAGAAAAGCAGCTGGCATCCAACCCGATGTTTGCTGACATCCTGATCAATATGGGTGTGCCCCCACCAAAGAAAGTCAGTAAGACAACAGGCAAAGAAACGCTGGCACTTGCCAAGAACGACGCCCTGTTCCAAGCCCTGCTCAATGGAGACAACGAGGACGTAGCGGCGCTGTGTGAGGCTCGCCTAGCGGTGAAGTCAACAACCGAACGTACCCGTGCCCAACGGTTCCTCGACATCAGTAAGCGCGGACCTCTGCCTGTGCCTCTGAGCTACTACGGAGCGGCAACTGGGCGATGGACGGCATCCAAGGGCAGCGCCATCAACATGCAGAACCTTAAGCGCGGCTCGTTCCTACGCAAAGCCATCATGGCACCAGAGGGGCATCAGCTAGTTGTTGGTGACTTGTCTCAGATCGAGCCTCGTGTTCTGGCATGGCTGTCGGACTATGAAGACATGCTTATGATCTTTAAGCAAGGCGGCGACCCGTACGCGGCGTTTGGTGCACAGATGTTCAACATTCCGGGGATGACCAAAGAGAGCCACCCTGATCTGCGGCAGTCTGCTAAGTCGGCGCTTCTGGGCTGTGGCTACGGCTTGGGCTGGGCATCCTTTGCGGCGCAGTTACTGACCGGCTTCCTTGGCGCACCGCCAGTTATGTACACGAAAGACTTTGCCAAGAAGCTGGGCGTCGATCGGGATTACGTGGAGAAGTTTGTCAACAACGAAGAAAACGTTGCGAAGCTGGAAGCCATACCGCACACCTGCTCTATTGATGATTTGTTAACACATGCCGTAGCGGCAAAGAAGATCATCGACATTTACCGGAGCACCGCATGGCCTGTCGTATCGTTCTGGAATATGTGCGCAGAGCTGCTTGTTAAATCGCTTGCAGGCGGCGAAGAAGTGGTGTATAAATGTATCACTTTCAGAAAAGAGGAGATCGTATTGCCCAACGGCATGCGGCTCTTGTATCCGAATTTACGACAAGTTAAGGATGAAAACGGTAGGAGCCAGTGGGTATACGGGCCAGACGCTACCAAGCTCTATCCGGGCAAGATAACGAACAACATTGTTCAAGGAACAGCGCGTATCGTTATGACGGATGGGATGCTCCGAGTGGGGAAAAGATACCCCATCAAGGGCACGGTGCACGACGAGTTAATCGCCGTTGTACCAGACGAAGAAGTGTCTGACGCGAAGACTTGGGTCTTGGCGCAGATGACTATGGAGCCGAAGTATATGCCGGGCATACCTTTGGACGCTGACGGTGGCGCACACCGCCGATATGGATTAGCTAAAAACTAGGAGAAGCAAATGTTATTACCAAAAACTATTGAGGTTGGCAAATCAATATACACAATCAATCAGCCAAAGGAGATTACCAAATGTCTAGGTCAGATTGATTACACGGAAAAGGTTATTGATGTGGCAACCCACGCTCTGAATTACAAACTGGCAGACGGAGAACGTAGCGAGACGTTCTGGCACGAGCTAACCCACGCCATACTGCACGACATGAACCACTCCCTGACGCGTGACGAGAAGTTTGTAACCGCCTTTGCTCGCCGTCTCAATGACGCCATCCTTTCTGCGGAGTTCTGATGAAAAAACCTGCATGGAGCCATAGCTCCCTAAAAGACTTTGAGGGGTGCGCTAGGCGCTACCATGAGGTCAAAGTTCTGAAGAACTACCCGTTCCAAGAGACCGAGGCAACCCGTTATGGAAACCAAGTACACGAGTCCTTGGAGTTCTACATTCGGGACGGCAAAGAGATACCGCCAGAGCACAGCCAGTTTAAGCCTGTTGTTGACAAGCTGTTAGCAAAACCGGGACGTAAGCTAGCAGAGCAGGAGATGGCGCTCACCGTAGACCTGAAGCCTACCGACTGGAAAGCCAAGGACGTGTGGGTACGGGGTATAGCCGATATGCTGATCATTGACGACGACAACCTGACGGCGTGGGTGGTGGACTGGAAGACAGGGAACGACAGGTATCCAGATCGTGACCAGCTAATCCTGATGTCCATCATGGTGTTTGAGCACTACCCCCATATCCGCAAGGTCAACTCAGCCCTGTTGTTTATTGTCAAGAACAGCATGGTCAAGATGCAGATGACACGCGATCAAAAAGACGCGGCATGGTGGCGTTATCGTGAGCGAACCGCTAGACTAGAGGCGTGCTTTGAGAACAATGTTTGGAACCCTAACCAAACGCCCCTGTGTAAGTGGTGTCAAGTTAAGGGCTGTGAATTTAACCCGCATCATTAAGGACTAAAAATGCCTTACGTAAACAAACCCCGTCCCTATAAAAAAGAGTACGAACAGTACGATGGGACACCCGCAGTTAAAAAGAAACGCGCTGCTCGTAACAAAGCACGCCGCATGATGGAGAGAGAAGGGCTCGTTCATAAAGGAGATGGCAAAGATGTCGATCACAAACGGCCCCTTTCAAAAGGCGGCGCCTCAACTAGAAGCAATATTCGCGTTAAGAGCGCGACTGCAAACCGATCATATAAAAGGAATGCAGACGGCTCCGTCAAATGATGACGTGCCGATTGACGTACTAGCTGATCTGTGGCTGGTACGTTTCGGAGATGCGTGGGTAGATCAAGACACCATCAATCAGGATGACTTTTTCTATGACGCATTCATCAGACTTAGGCAAAGAGGTTACATACAACAACATTTTTTGACGGACCGCGCAAAGTACGTGTGCCGCAAACCATAAAGAGAGAAGCAATGCAGATCGTAAATGACAAGGCGCTAGTCTTGCGGACTCGCAATCCGTCTAAGTACAGCGTCATACCAAAGCACAGAATAGTTGCGGAGAAAGACGGCATCTATGACATTGCCGTTTACTGGGGCTTGGACGAGACCCGAGTACTTCGCAACCTTGGCGTGAAGCATGCGCCATCACCAATCACAAGACGCTACGATTGGCCCGGGAAGTTTACGCCAATGGCTCACCAAAAAGAGACCTCGGCTTTCCTGACGCTATATCGTCGTGCGTTTTGTTTCAATGACCCCGGTACAGGCAAGACGCTGTCTGCGTTGTGGGCGGCTGACTACTTGATGCAACGTGGCGAGGTTCGCCGTGTGCTGATTCTGTGTCCGCTGTCTATCATGCACAGCGCGTGGATGGGCGACATAAACAGTAGCGTGATTCATCGCTCGGCTATTGTTGCCCACCATGCGCAAGCTGCGCGGCGCATCGAAATGATTCAGGGTGACTACGAGATCGTGATTGCCAACTACGATGGGCTGAACTTGATTGCAAACGAGATCAACAATGACGGTCGTTTTGACTTGGTTATCGTTGACGAGGCTAACGCATATAAGAATCCATCTACGCGGCGATGGAAGGCGTTGGCGTCAATCATTAAGCCCGAGACCTATCTGTGGATGATGACGGGTACTCCCGCATCGCAGTCGCCTGTTGATGCGTACGGCTTGGCAAAGCTCGTGAATCCCGGCGGTGTGCCTAAGTTCTACACGGCGTGGCGTGACAAGGTTATGTACAAAGTTACGCAGTTCAAGTGGGTGCCAAAAGCAAACGCTCGCGATACTGTGTTCGACGCACTTCAACCAGCAATACGTTTTAGTAAAGCCGAGTGTCTTGACTTGCCGCCAGTTATCACCATGACGCGCGAGGTGCCGATGACTTCGCAACAAACCAAGTACTACAACATGCTCAAAGAGCAGATGCTGGTCAAGGCGGCGGGTGAAGTAATCAGCGCTGTCAACGCTGGCGTTGCGGTTAGCAAGCTGCTACAAATCTCGTGTGGCGCCGCATACACGGATGACAAAGAGGTTGTTGAGTTTGATGCCGCGCCGCGCCTCAATGTGTTGGGGGAGATTTTGGAAGAGACCGACCGCAAGGTTATTATCTTTGCGTTGTTCCGCTCCAGCATTGACACAATCACCCATCACCTGACCAAGCAGGGCGTGGGGGTAGCGCAGATTCATGGCGATGTGTCGGCAAGCAAACGTGG